TACACATTGAGCTTATGACCGAATTCCAAAAGCGCGTAAACTGGCAGAGAGGGGATAAAATCTACTACACACGCGGAACACAGACACACGTAAACGAGATGGAAAACTACATCGGGCGGGAAGTGAATGCAGAGATGGACGGGGAATTCTACGTTCACGACCTGCTGAGATTAGAGACTAACGGCGTCATGTCGTGGTTTGTTCATCACGGGCCAGGGGCGGGCAATGGCGCGAATGAGGGAAACGCTTTGCGGGCATGGATGAAGAACATACACTATGACGCGGTAAAAGACGGCTCGAAAATACCATCTATTGTTTACACGGGACACGTACACAGTCCCACGTGGCAACCTTACGGATACAGAATCGGCATGAGCTTTTATGAGATGCACGGGATTATTCTCCCCTCATGGCAGGCTAAGACCGCTTTTGCGTGGCAGGTCGCATCCGCTAGTAAAAACAAAATAGGCGGGGTGTACCAAGAGATAAAATCAGACGGTACGGTATGCATTCCTGTATTTAGCGTGGATGGGTATAAATGACGTGTGCTACATCTGCAATAGGCTGACAGTAGACAATGACCTCTGCCCCATATGTAGACAAGAGATAGACCGCAACAATGAGAGGGTCTATCTTTTGTCATTACTGGCTGATGCTATAAAATATCCCCTCCCCGTGTATCTTAGGGAGAGGATAGAGAAGGCGTTGAATACTGGTGTAAGGAAATACAATGGGATACAAACGAGGGTGAAGCTGGTCGGGCGGGGGGTTAGGAAAAGGCGGCGTCCCTGATTTTATAGAAAAACTCTTGCGCCTTGTCTGGTGTTACATAGTCTGAGCCTCTTAATTCGGCCTTGATTGCATCCAATATTCCCGCATTTACCAATGTGAGGTCTGATAACTTTTTGAAGTCCTCAAAAGGTGTAGGGCATGAACATCCCGAGTCGTGAGCCGTGTATAGTTTTCCGTTTTGAGCCTTCCAAACAATACGGGTGTCGAATGAATAGCCAGGCTCCGAAAGTTCTATTTCTGCAACAATCACGAGGCCGCATTGTTCTGGGTAGTAGTACGGATTTTCTGGAAATCCCCAGTCGTTGAATTCAAAATTGTATTGTGTCAAGTCGTCCATTTTATTTATCCTTTTTTAGTCGGTAGGTTGTGGCCGCAGAAGGGGAAGCGGCGGGGGATTAGGCGTAAGAGTGGGAGGGTGCGGTAACTTGCTCGCCGTATTCCTTTTGAACTTTCTCAAGGTCAGAATCGGGGGTTATGTAGAGTTGAACTCCGTTGAAGCTGAATGTAACTCCACAGTTAAGCTGTACTGCGATTCGCTGGGCGTCCTGTAGTGTCTTTGTGATGTGGCCCGCTCCGATTTCCAGTGGCAACCAAATACTTGTCATGTCGTTTTCTCCATTTTCTCGCGGATAGCGTCAGTTATAAACTGTGTGATATTTTCACCATTAGCGCGGAGGGACAAGAGGTATTGTATAACGTCTGTGTCCTTGATGCTCGGAACGTACAATAGTCGAAACAGGTACGAGCGGCGACCAGTCAGGGGGGCAGTAGGGAGGCGGCGTTTGTAGGGCTTGTGTTTTTTGTTATTCATGCTTGCCCCGTATCTCTGCCAACAGAGCGCGGGCGGAGGTGAGGGCATCATGCAATTGTCCAACATTCAAGCCATTCGGCCAGCGTTTAGCGGTGTACTTTTGCCAATTTGCCTGCCCTTCATCGGTTACGTCTGCATAGGCCAGCACAAATTCGAGGGCGTCCGCCAGCCGTTCGATGGTGGCGGCCTGTTCGGTTTCAATCTTCATCCATTCGCCGTTGATGTCCACTGGTTCGTCTGGGATTTCGTATTTATCTGTCATTTCGTGTGTCCTTTCGTGCCGCCCTACAAAGCGGGGCGGCGTCGCGTGGGGGAGGGGGGTTAGAGCTTGTAAGTACCAATCTGGCGAGTGTGAGTGGGAACGTTTTCGTAAATGGTCGAAACTTCGTTGAACTCTGTATTGCCGTCTTTCTCGATTTTGATGCGGATGCTGTAACCGAACTTTCCAAGTTTGATGCCGTACACCTTGCCTTCGGTCTCGCTGTATCCATCAATCATAATTACTTTGTCGCCGTTCTTGATTGTGCTGGTGATATTGTTTGTTTTCACTTGATTTCTCCTGTTTGGTTTATTGTGTATCAATAAATAGAGTATATATTCTTTTGTCTGGGAAGTCAAGCAAATATACCTTTCAAAACCTGTACAAAACCTATGCAGTTTACAATCAACTTGTCCACATTTTGTATGATATAATGCCGCCAATGAAACGATTTGTGCTGATACTCGCCGCTGTAGCTTGCGTATGGTTGTACATCTACCTGCGCAACTGGCAAAGGGACACATTTTACAGGTGTACTATGAGAATGGCGGGGGATCGTGTGCCGAGGTGGTATGTCTAAATACACCCTCTGCCGATGCGGGGCCAGGATACCCAAACCCAGGCGGAAGTGCGTCAAGTGTAGGAAAGGAAAATAGATGACTATTTTTGATGAAGCCGCAAAAAAAATAGAGTTGAGTTTGACCACTAACACAGGGGGCAACTCCTTAAGGTGGGAGGATTACGGTAGCACTATTTCCAGCGGTTCTGATATGTATCTCCGCATGACCGACGAAGGATACAAAGACCTTGCCCGCAGTCTGGAAAAGTTCCTAGCCCCTGCCGAGGTTATCGTAAAGTGCGGCCATTGTGGACAGTGGGGAGCGGTCAAGACTCAGTGCAAACATTGCGGCGCGGCGGTTGGATAGGAAGAAATGACAATCCCAAAAGTTGAAGTTTTACCAATCGAGGAAGGCGCAACGACCGACCCCCTGAACGTGAACAAGCATACCCAAAGGGGCGGCGGACTGCTTGAAAACTCCCTACGGAAACGCGGGGCTTTTCGTTCTATCGCCTCCGCTGGTAAGGGTGTAAAAGTCCCCGTAGTAATGGCGGGAAACTTCACCCTAGAGAAAGCAGTCAGCGCAGGATTTACCGAGGTTGTCAATGTCCACGTAACAGGCAATCAGATTGTAAATGTGGTGCGTGATGACTTAGAGCCGAATAGCCCCGAGGCAATCGCGCTGGGGCTGGAAGATAACGAAATCGGGAAAGCCAGCTACAACCCTGATTTGGACATCCTTGCGGCGGTAATGGCTGACCCTGCTATACAGGCGTTGAAGGCAGAGGACAAGATACTCGCGGGGATTGTGGAGGGGATGGGGATAAAAGATGTTTCAGGAGTAGAGAAGGGCAAGCGACCCAACGCAAGACAATTACCTTTAGATATTATCTATACTTTACAAATGGCAGATTGTACTTGTTGTTTAGCAGTACAAGCGGGCTGGCTTTATGGTATCAATTCGGCGCATTATCGTTTGTGTCCTTACACACACCAATTATCGAACAGGCACGAAGTTCAATTCATTGATAACGACTATTTCAAATATGACCACGCAAAACACCTAGACACTGTACGAATGATAAGGCCGAAGTATTGCACAGTCCGCGACATTATGACAGAGGAACAATGCAACGCGGCGGGTATTGCTTTTTATTCTTTTGAGCAAATAATGATATGGGCGGAAGAACTGGCGCAGTATTGCCCTAATGTTATTATTATTCCAAAATACGACTGTATAAAAGATATTCCCAAAAAGTTTATGCTTGGCTATTCAATCCCAACAAGTCACGGCGGGACACCCTTACCAGTTGATTTATTTCGAGGACGGCGTGTCCATTTGCTCGGTGGAAGTTGGGCGGCGCAGCTTGATTATTTATCAGAGTTGGGTGAGGACGTTGTAAGCCTTGATAATAATCATCTTGCGCTTATGGCTGATAAGTTTGGACAATTTGATTTAGGCGATGGAAAAATGCAACAAGTTAATGAGATAACGCCTAAAATAGAAATTCCCGTAAATAACCCACGGTATGTAGCAATGGCTTTGTCTTTTGGCGCGATTGCCTCAAAAGTGAATGAACTTTACAGCGGTAACGGACAACCCGCTGAAGTATAACAAGGAGAAAACCGAAATGAAAACAAAACATATTGTATTGTCTGCGTTGATTGGAGCATTATATTTTATATTGACGGTAGGGATTGCCCCCCTAAGTTACGGACCCGTCCAATTCAGGATTAGCGAGATATTGAAAGTTTTTTGCTTGTTCAATCCTTTTGTGTCTGTTGGCTTGGCTATTGGTGATTTTTTTACCGCCTTGGTTAGTCCATTTGCAAGCCCTTGGGAAATGATATTCATGCCGATAACAGACCTCTTGGGCGGCTCGCTGGCTTATTGGTTATATAAAAGGCTGAATAAATACGTTGTGATGGTAGTTTATGCAGTCACGACCTCCGCCTCCGTTGCTTATATGCTTGTTGCTCTTGGCGTCGGCGGCTTCTGGCTGATGTTTAGCTCCGTGTTAGTTAGTGAGGTTATCATTCTTTGCGGAGGCGTCCCGATTGTTTTTCGAGTTATGGACGTTGTAAAGCAAAGAGGAATAACTTTATTTGAATGAATATAATAGATTTAAGAATTGCGGTCACGGAGTACCCGCCAAAAAACCGAAAAGAGAAAACTGTGACCGATAACCCCGAAAATACTGCCGAATCTCTGCCAAAACGCAACAACGGCAGGGCGTTTGTCAAAGGCTTTGACCCTCGTCGCAACATAAAGGGCGTGCCAAAAGACACCCTTTTGATGCGTAAACACATGCGCCTGATAGCCGCTGAATTGATAGGCAAGGATGAAACGGAGATGACCCGCTTGGATGCCATGCTTAGACAGTTGTGGACATCCCGCAACCCCGCCCATAATAAGCTGGCGTTACAGGTGCTTGACCCGAAGTTACTGACGGAGCACTCCGACATAACCAGCGACGGGAAGGCGATTCAGATCGGCATAAAGGGATTCGATGACATCCCCGACGATTGAGATTGACCCGTCGGTTATGAATGACGTGTACCTTCCCCAATTTAAGAACATGGCGAGGGTACAGATCCTTTATGGCGGTTCGTCATCGGGCAAGAGCAAATTCAAAGCACAGCAGGCCGTCATAGATACGATGGACGACGCGAGGACGGGAGGCCGTAACTGGTTGGTATGTCGCCAGGTAGGGCGCACAATTCGCGGGTCGGTGGCGCAGGAGATCAACAGGATTATTACGGAATGGGGCTTACAACAATTCTTTAGCGTCAACAAAACAGACGGTACGATAACCTGTGTCAATGGGTATCAGATTATCTTTAGCGGGCTGGATGACGTGGAAAAGCTAAAGTCTATCACCCCCGCCAAAGGCGCAATTACCGACGTATGGGTAGAGGAAGCGACCGAGACAGCACAGGATTCAATCAAGCAACTATTGAAGCGTCAGAGAGGCGGAAATCCCAAAACGCCTAAACGCTTACACCTGACATTCAACCCGATATTACAGCAACATTGGATTTACCAGACGTACTTCAACGGGCTTGGATGGGCTGAGACACAGACGAAATATAAGACGCCTGAGTTATCCATCCTGAAAACAACTTATCAAGATAACAAGTTTCTAACCGCAGACGACCGCAAAGGGTTAGAGCAAGAGACAGACAGCTATTATTATCAGGTTTATACGTTGGGTAATTGGGGCGTGCTGGGCGATGTCATCTTCACTAACTGGAAGGTAGAGGACTTGTCACAGATGACCGACCAATTCACCAACAGGCGCAACGGGCTAGACTTCGGCTTTTCCAGTGACCCCGCCGCCGTGGGCGTAAGCCATTATGACAAGATGCGTAAGACGATTTACTTCTATAAAGAGTTATATGAGACAGGGCTTACCAATGACGTACTAGCTGAGCGCGTCAAAGAGATGATAGGCGATGAGCGCATTATCTGTGATAGCGCAGAGCCTAAGAGTATTCAGGAATTGAACAATCACGGCGTATCAGCGGTAGGGGCGAAGAAGGGGAAGGACTCGGTAAACTTTGGGATTGACTGGTTGAAACAACAGACCATCATAGTAGATAGGACGTGTGTCAATCTGATAAACGAACTGCAACAGTACCACTGGAAGAAAGACGCGGGCGGTAATAGCCTGAAAATACCAGTGTTGCTGTAATATCGGATTGAATGTCAGGTGAAGGCGTTTAGGCGTCTTTGGATTTCCACCGCGCTGGCGTTTCAATAACTGCTTGATAGAATCCTGTGCGGTCTCAGTCGCCTCCTCTACCCATACGTCGGTTATTGCGCCCTGTGCGGGGGTGATAGACTTTAGCTTTTCCACGTCATCCAGCCCGCTAAAGATAATCTGATACCCATTGATACAGGTTATCGTACCGTCTGTTTTGTTGATACTAAAAAACTGCTGTAAGCCCCATTCGGTAATCACTCTGTTGATTTCCTGTGCTACCGAGCCGCGTATTGTGCGCCCTACCTGGCGGCATATCAGCCAATTACGCCCGCCCGTCCTTGTGGCGTCCAGTGTATCTATTACCGCTTGCTGTGCCTTGAACTTACTCTTCCCCGATGACGAGCCGCCATAAAGAATTTGCACCCTCGCCGTATTCTTGAATTGGGGAAGGTACACGTCATTCATAACCGACGGATCAATTTCAATCGTCGGGGATGTCATCGAATCCCTTTATGCCAATCTGTATCGCCTTCCCGTCGCTGGTTATGTCAGAGTGTTCCGTCAGTAACTTAGGGTCAAGCACCTGCAAGGCCAGCTTATTATGGGCGGGGTTGCGGGATGTCCACAACTGGCGGAGCATTGCCTCAAAGCGCGTCATCTCTGCCTCTGTGCCTTCGCCGATTACTTCTGCGGCTAGCTGGCGCATTTTGGCGCGGATAAGTACCGTCTCTTTCGGGACGGCTTTCATGTTTCGGCGCGGGTCATAGCCTTTTTTGAACGGCTTGAGGTTCTGATTATTTGCCATTTCTCACAGTTTTCTCACAGGGGAATCAATTCAGGCGTGATACCTGTTGCTGTAAAGAAGCGTTCAAGGATTACCGCGCCGTATTTCTCGGAGATTTCCATTGCGTAACAGCGGCGGTTTAGGTTGTGGGCGGCGATGATGGTTGTGCCATGCCCGCAACATCCATCAAACATAATCGCACCGTTTTCAAGACTGTTTGAGATTGCCTTTTGCGGTAACTCTACAGGCTTCGGGGTATTGTGTTCAGTCGTCTTTTTTATGTCCATTTCCCAAACGTCACTCTGGGAGCGGTCGCCATAAAACGGGGCTTTTTCTTTGCAAGCGTAAATAATAAATTCATGCTGAAATCTATAACGCTTTCCCAATCCCCAGACATTCTTTTTCCAGACAATGCAATGCTTTACTTTGTACCCAGCCGCCTCGACCAATGGCTTCAAGCCGTCATAAATGCGAAAGTCACAGCAAA